TCATGCCTAAAGGGTAAAACTTCGCCGACTATACTCTAGTCCGAAAAGTACGCCGTGGAAAACATATACCATGCCTTCCGACCAGCATATCGCTGGTCGCTTGGCGGAATGTAGTCCCAACACGGTGCTACACCCTGCCTCTTACGATAAGGTGTCTCCCATTGTCTGAGAGACACCCTACGACTGCGGCAGTGGCCCTTAATGGCCGCGAGGAAGACTGCGCTGGAATTCCAGAAACAGTCAGCTGTTGGCACCTTGCTCTCCTCCTCAGGGAAATCACATGACTTCTCACGAGGAACTGGCACGTATCTTTTGTAAAGGTACGAACCATGGAGTTCCAAGCCTTTATGCGCCTTATAGCACTTAAAGACTTTGTGCTGCTCTTTCAAGCAACACTCCGGGGTGCGGATTCCGCTGTCAGGATTTTCCCAAGGCGGAACTGCAACATCCGGAACTGACCTTTTGAGGTATTCAATCGCCAAAGGCAGGGCGATCTCACATCTCGCAGACCAGTCAACAAGGTTGTTGATCAGGGCATACCGATCCTGAATCGTTAGGAGCGATCTACAATAGACGCCCCGTACGTTGAATCCGCTAATCCAGTCGGATCCACAGGATTCCCTAAAACTCCCTGTCCGTGAATCGAAGCTCTTCTCCGTATTAGGGATGAAGCCTAGACACCGGAGTAGCCGGCAGACGGGCCCGTAAGCCTCGTCGACAACTACGATATCGTCACCGAATACACCGAAATTCGGTAGTGTACGGCGACCCGACAGGCTGATAACTTCGCCTGTCTCGATATCTCTACAGAGCGATACTGTATCGCTACTCTTGCGAATAGGGATACCAAGAGCTCTATAGACAGCAAGGACTGCACACGCGAAAAGAGAAGTCTGCAAAGGGAAACAGAAATCGTTCCCCATAGTTGCCATCATATGCAACTGGACTTCCCCCCTATCCGTTACCGCCCCAGGAGACCTAAGGCCTAAAAGCCAGGTATTACTGGCACGCGGTATACACCACGTACACAAACCTACTGAGAGGTAATCGGAAGCCGATTTTAAGTCAATCGTCGCCAGGCTACCGTCGATTGATCCCACGCGAGCCAACTCGGCATTCAGCACGGGCTGGTCGGTGAGGTTGATACGAAAGTAATCCCATAAACGCCGACGAAGTATACCGGCAATGCCCTTCTGAAAGAACATATTTAGAAGGGGTTCGGGCTTCACTAGGCGCGATACTGACCGCTTTTTAGGAACAGCAGTCATTTTGCTTGCCTTCACTATCACAGGAGGTCCCATCGCGAAAAGTCTGGTTATTTCACAGTCGACCCGCAATGGAGAATCCCGTAGCCACTCATCGTAAAGTGAAATGATGAGTGACGATGAGGCTGTAAGACTGGACTCGCCTATCTTGGTGATAAAGTCACAGCTATCAGCCCCCGGCGCGGACCCAGGTCCGAAGTCCAAGTAGGGAACCATATCTGCATGATTCAGCAGAGGGTACCCACCTGGATTGAAGAAGTCATAGACGAGGTTTTTAAACTCGCCTAGAACTATTTCGTCATAGGGTCCTAACTCGCCATACCGCAACTCCCAGTTGGCGCACGCGTGATTTGCCTCATGGAATAACTTCCATGCAGCCTGATCAGCGGCATCTTTGTCTATTTCGTCTTGGAATTTTGACGGGATAGATCTGAGGAGGGAATAGGCGGCATACTGCCGATCTGTACATCCCACTGGAGGACTTGTCTCTCGATCCTCGAAAGAGAAGCCTTCAGGGAAGTTAAGACCAACATTGTTACACCTGAGATCGTGAAGGAGGACAGACCAAAGAGCAATAATACTACATTCAGCCATCTGAGGGATCCCTTAACTAAGGAGATTCTGGACTCACTCTGAACGAGCACTACAATGTGCCCGTAAGGACAGTGTCCGCGATACCCTGAGCAATTTGGGTAAGCAGACCGATGTGCGCCGAAAGCATTGCCTTTACGCTAACTGCGTCGTAGGTATCAGCACCGGCTGGCATCGTGAAGGACGACCTAATGGAGGCAATTTGGACTGGCTGATTTGCCAAGACATTGCACCCCTTTCGGGTCAGAACTTCAAACGTGTTCTTCGGGAAGGTACGAACCACTCCCGCGGAGTTCGGAGATCCTAAGGACTTGATCGACGAAGGCCGAAACATCGTTTGGGTGAACGGCGCGCTTAAAGAATGCGGCGTTACCCCAGTCTGAGTCCCACCGAGGGCTGAGACAGCGTATTGCTTGCTGCTCGCATTGGGCGGGGTATCAGCGACGATCGTATAGGTCGGGCTCGTCAAACCAGTGATAGCTGCCCCGGTAATCGGGGAAGACGGACTAAAAGCCATAATACACCTCGTAAGAGGAAGGAGTTAGATGATTCTCGCGGAGAAAAGAGCGAGAAGATTGACCCACTGCCATGGATTATTTGGCAAGTGTAGAACAAGTTCCGGGACCTTCAGGTCTGGGATAACGCGAGAGTAGTTCAGTCTCTCGCACTTAGAAGGGACACCCGATTCTGTGACGGTTGTGGTTAGTTTACCCAACTCGTCCAGTATTCGAGCCGTGTCTGCGCGATAGCTGACTTCAATACTTGTAGAAGTCCAGCGACTACAGCTCCTCCACGCTAAGTTGGCTGCAAGAGCCGAAACAGCGTTAAGTACCTGACCAATATTTGTGAAATAGTCAAGTACGAAGCTGTAAGGTAAGAGTTCCCAAACAGTGGGGAGAAACTCACCTAGACGGAACCCTGACAGTTCAGCAACACGCTGAGCCGAAAGAGTATCGAGTCCACTGAACCGATGGACGACTTGACCTTTAAAACGGACCTTATCTCGCATAGCCTCTTTCGAGGTTTTGAAAATATAGCAAAATAAGGGCCAAGGGTCAAAGACTGTCGACGTAGTTCCACCAAAATCGTCCTGGGATTGACCCGAGACAAACGAGGTGTACACTTTATCCTGCAGCGCTTTATAGGCTTCTGCAGCATCCTTGATACTAGCCATGAGTGGTATCCACCCATAGCAATATTCAAGCCACGAGTTAGCAAGAATGTGATTAACATTCTTGATATCTTGACGACTCCACCTCGAGCGACGATGGCGACGGGCACGTTGAATGAATGTGCTGAAACCGTCACGAAGTGCCGAGGCGGGGGACCGCAACATTTTCAGGGTCTCCTTTAATTCACCAAGGAAGACCATGCCCTTAAAGGGGGACATAGCCGAATTGATGTCTGTCAAGAAGTTCCCTAAGGCAGTGTTGTAAGCCTTAGATGAGGTAACTACGTTCGCAGGAAGTCGAATGTAGGAATAATCATGAGACTCTCCATAATAGTTAAGCAAGCCATGGGTCCGAGCTAATTCTACTCGAATCTTATACTTGCCCACACTATAGGTCATCCGGTTAAGGCGTGAGTAGGCTGTTCCAGCCTCCCTTAGCTTTTCAACGGAGTCCTTCCACTTCGGATTCTGCGACCCAGTACGGGTTTCAGTCCAAGAGATGGGTATGGAAAATACTTTCGTGATTTCTGACGGAGTACTTTCGTTCTTCTGCCAGGTTACATCACGGTTGTTGAAAGATTTATAGATACTTTCAGCAAGAGTCTCAGGCATTACACCTCCTCAGGGTAGGTTAAAACCCTGAGCTAGCTTCGTCAGGGATGACGGAG